ATCAAAGAAGGATCCCATCGTCAACAGGCGGAGGCACTAATGTCATAGACAGTTCATACAATCCGCTGTCAATCAACGAAGATTACTTCTTTCCACAAACTGCTGAAGGTAGAGGATCAAAAGTTGAAACACTACCAGGCGGTACTAACCTAGGAGAAATTGATGATCTTCGATACTTTACTAATAAGCTCGTACGCGGTTTACGAATCCCTTCAAGTTACTTGCCTACAGGCGCTGACGATTCAGCTTCGCAGTACAATGATGGACGAGTCGGAACTGCTTATATACAAGAATTAAGATTTAATACGTATTGTGAAAGGCTACAAAATTTAGTCATTGAAGAATTTAGCCAAGAGTTTAAACGATATTTGTTAGAAAAAGGAATCAACATTGATACAGCAATGTTTGATCTTAAATTCCAACCTCCACAAAACTTTGCTGCTTATCGTCAAAGCGAAATTGATAATGCTAGAGTACCAACTTATACTCAAATGGCTGCTATACCTTACATGTCTAATCGTTTTGCACTAAAAAGATTCTTAGGACTTACAGAAGAAGAGCTTGCAGAAAATGAACGTTTATGGCGTGAAGAAAACGATGAAAATCTTGAACCTCTACCAGGAGATGCCGCAGCTGAACTTAGAACCGGAGGACTTTCGAGTGCTGCACTTGGCGACGATATCGGAGGCATAGAAGATGAAGCAGCTACAGAACCTGCTCCGGAAGATGGTGGCGCAGGAACAGGACCCGAAAGTGCTACTGATCAAGAAATAGGCGGCGCAGCCCCAACTACTGACCAAACTGTATAAATAATAATATGATACTAAGAGAACTATTTTATTTTGATAAAGAAACTGTTGATCCCGTAGACGATAAACGCTACGATGCAACTTCGGATGATTCTATATTAAAGAAAAGTGATACTCGTAAAACAAAATTAACACTTCGTCAGATTAATCGTATACGTAAAGCAAGTGAACTACACCAAGAAGAAACAAAAAAAGATCTTGAGTTTGTAAAACAGATGTATGGTATAGCTGCTAATGCAGAGGCTGGCGGAGTATGATATTTGGCAAAAGTAGATAAATCTCAATATTCAAAAGAAGAATGGCGTAAAGTACGTGAAGAAAGACGTGCTAAAAAATCTCACGAAAGAAGAATAAGAGAACTACAAGAAAAAACCTTACAAAAAACAAAAAAACCCCAACCCCTAATATCACCTGGATATAGTCCTAGACCAAAAAATGAAGTTGCATTTGTTATAGGCAACGGTAATAGTAGATCAGATATTCCTTTAGAGCATCTAAGAAGTTATGGAACTATTTACGGCTGTAATGCAATGTACAGAGAGTTCGAACCTGATTATCTAGTTGCTGTTGATACAAAAATGATAATAGAAATTAACAAAGCAGGGTACCAAAAAAATCACGAAGTATGGACTAATCCTAACAAAGCATTTTCTAAATTTTCAGGTTTTAGTTTTTTCAGTCCTAGTAAAGGATGGAGTAGTGGTCCAACAGCACTTCATTTAGCAAGTGAACATAAAAATAACGAAATATACATACTAGGATTTGATTATGTTGGATTAGATAATAATACTAAAGTAAATAATCTATATGCTGGATCTTTTAACTATAAAAAACCACACGATGGTGCAACTTATCACGGAAATTGGTTAAAACAGACCTGTATTACATGTCAAAAATTTTCTAAAAAGAGATATATAAGAGTGTTAGGAGAACCGAACTTTATACCTAAAGAGTTTGAGTCGATTCCAAATATTGAACATATTTCTATAGAAGATTTTAAAAAAATCTTCAATATTTCTTAATATCTTAAGAAAACGGCTCATTTTGAGCCTATATAAATCATATATACGTACTTTTTGTTAAATACAATATGACAGCCCACGCCTTATAGGCGTACAAAACATTTATAGGAGTTTAAAATGGCAGATCGCAATAAATTTGAAGAAATGCTTGAGCGTCTTATCAACGAAGACAAAGATGGCGCAGAAGAGCTATTCCACGAAATAGTGGTAGAAAAATCAAGAGACATTTATGAGTCACTACTTGAAACAGACGAAGAAGTTGACGAGTCAGACGACGAAGAAACAACAGAAGCAGCTGACGAAGAAGTAGATGAGTCAGACGAAGACTTAGACGAATCAGCAGACGAAGATGAAGATGACGACGACGAAGAAGTTGACGAAGGTTTTGATCTAGACGAGTTTGAAGTTGAAGCAGATCCAATGGACATGGCTGGCGACGACGAAGGCGGCGACATGGATGACATGGATGACATGGACGACGAAGGTGAAGAAGGCGATATGGAAGATCGTGTTGAAGACCTAGAAGATGCATTAGAAGATCTTAAAGCAGAGTTTGAAAAAATGATGGCTGGCGATGACGAAGACGAAGGCGACGATGACATGGGCGGTGATGCTGCTGATGACGCGATAGACGATGTTGAGCCAGAAGAAGAAGCATATGCTTTTGAATCAGACGACGAAGAAGTAGACGAAGCTGCTGATGAAGAAGTAGACGAGTCAGATGACGAAGTTGATGAAGCATCAAAAGGACCAAAAAGCGCAAGCGAAGAAATGCGTGAGTATGTAGAAAAAGTATCAGCAACAATGGGTGACAACGGTGCAAACACTAAGTCAACTGTAGCTGGTAAAAATGACATGGGTGGAACAAGTGCAAACATCGCACGTGGCGACACAGCTAACGACGGTGAAGCAGGCGCAGGATCAACAATGAAAGGTTCTGCACTAAGCGACACATCTGCAAAAGATATGAGCACAGGTAACATCAATGTACCAGGCGGCAAAGCTGCAAAAGCTGGCAAAAGTGAGCCAGGACATGGAGCAGAGAAAAAAGGCAAGCCTGAGACTGCTGACAAGGGCGCAGGTTCACCACTAAACGGTGCACCAAAAAGAGCAAAATAAGCAGTATAATATAAGGAAGTTTGAATGAAAAACTTACGAGAGCATTTGACATTCGACCAAGCTAATATAGTCGTTGAGTCTGCTAATGAAGGGAAAGACTTGTACATGAAAGGTATCATGATACAAGGCGGAGTACGCAACGCTAATCAGCGTGTGTATCCTGTAAATGAAATTGGCAGGGCTGTCAAAACTCTCAATGATCAAATACAAGGAGGATATAGTGTTCTCGGTGAAGTGGATCATCCAGAAGGCCTTAACATTAACCTAGACCGTGTAAGTCATATGATCAGTGAATGCTGGATGGATGATGCAAATGGTTATGGTAAACTAAAAATACTTCCAACCCCTATGGGACAACTAGTGAAAACAATGCTCGAAAGCGGAGTCAAACTAGGTGTTTCATCTAGGGGCTCTGGTAACGTATCAGAAGACGGCAGTAATACCGTTTCAGATTTTGAAATAATCACCGTGGACGTTGTGGCACAGCCTAGCGCCCCTGGTGCATACCCTACACCGATTTACGAGCACTTAATGAATGCTCGCGGAGGATATAAGGCATACGAACTAGCTCAGGCAACAAAACATGATAACAAGGCACAAAAGTATCTAAAAGAGTCGTTGATTAACATAATCAACAAACTCCAATAAACTAGGAGAATGTAATGATAGATGCACTGAAAACACTTTTCGAAAACGATGTAGTTAACGAAGAAATCAGGGCACAAATCGAAGAAGCTTGGGAAGCAAAAGTTCGTGAAAATAAGCAGGCCGTAACAGCCGAACTCCGCGAAGAATTTGCTGCAAAGTATGAACACGATAAGTCAACTATGGTTGAAGCTATCGATGCTATGCTTTCTGAGCGTCTTGAGGCAGAAATAACTGAGTTTGCAGAAGATCGTGCGCAACTAGCAGAAGCGAAAGCCAAATATGCTATTGCGATGCGTGAAAATTCAGATCTGCTAAAGGGTTTTGTTGTAGAGCAACTACAAAAAGAAATCCAAGAACTACATACAGACAAGAAAGCAATGGCTGAGAACTATGCCAAGCTAGAAGAGTTTGTAGTAGACGCCCTATCTAACGAAATTGCAGAGTTCTACGAAGATAAGAAAGATTTAGCTGAAACTAAAGTACGTTTAGTACGTGAAGCTAAAAATCACTTCGCTAAAGTTAAAGCTAACTTTATCGAAAGAAGTGCTACAGCAGTATCAGAAATGGTTGGTAAAGGCCTGAAAAAGGAAATTACCTCACTTAAAGAAGATATTGATACAGCACGTAGAAACGACTTTGGTCGTAAGATCTTCGAAGCATTTGCAGCAGAATATGGTTCTTCATATCTAAATGAAAAATCAGAAACTGCAAAACTAATGCAAGTACTTGCTACTAAAGACAAGCAACTTGCAGAAGCAAAAGCATTTGCAGCGAAAGCAAAAACACTAGCAGAGTCAACAAACAAAGAAAAACAGCGTTTGATTGAATCAGCAAAGCGTGAAAAGATTATGAACGAGTTGATTGCGCCATTAAGCAAAGATCAGCGCGAGATTATGACAGACTTACTGGAATCAGTACAAACTGCACGTCTACAGACACAGTTTGACAAGTACCTACCGGCAGTTATCGACGGTAATACTCCAGCCAAGAAGAAGGCAGTCCTATCAGAGGCAAAAGAAGTAACAGGCAATAGAGAAACAACTAACGTTAGTAGTAAAGCAGATGAGGGTGTCGTTGTAGACATTCGTCGTTTAGCTGGATTAAATTAAGGAGATAATAATGTCAGAACTACTAGAAAGTCGCTGGCAGGATACAAAGCAAGCACTACTTGAAGGCCTACAAGGCAACAAGAAGTCGGTTATGGCTGCAACACTGGAAAATACAAGACAGTATTTGTCAGAAACAGCTACAGCTGGTGCTACATCCGCCGGTAACGTCGCAACACTAAATCGTGTGATCCTTCCAGTGATCAGACGTGTTATGCCAACAGTCATTGCAAATGAACTAGTTGGTGTACAACCAATGACTGGTCCAGTTGGTCAGATCCATACTCTACGTGTTCGCTACAGCGACACAGCAGGATCAGGTGCATCTGGAGCAGTAGCTGGTGAAGAAGCACTTTCACCATTCAAGATTGCTGAAGCATATTCAGGTAATGCAACAACTGCAAAAGCAGATGCAACAGCAGCATTAGAAGGCGAAGCTGGAAACAGACTAAGCATTCAAATCTTGAAGCAAACTGTAGAAGCAAAGTCACGCAAGCTATCAGCTCGCTGGACATTTGAATCAGCACAGGATGCACAGTCACAGCATGGTATCGATGTTGAAGCAGAAATCATGGCAGCACTTGCTCAAGAGATTACTGCTGAAATTGACCAAGAGGTCCTAGCATCTCTATCAACACTTGCTGGTACTGGTACAGATACATTTAACCAAGCAGCAGTTAGCGGTACAGCTACTTTCGTTGGTGACGAGCATGCAGCACTTGCAGTTCTAGTCAACAGAGCAGCAAACCGTATTGCACAGCGTACAAGACGCGGTGCAGGTAACTGGGCAGTTGTATCTCCAGCTATCCTAACTGTTCTACAGTCAGCAACAACATCAGCATTTGCACGTACAACTGAAGGCACATTTGAAGCACCAACTAACACTAAGATGGTTGGTACATTGAACAATGCAATGAAAGTATACGTTAACACATATGCAGCAGACGATGACGTACTAGTTGGTTATAAGGGTTCAAGCGAGTCAGACGCAGCAGCGTTCTACTGCCCATATATCCCACTAATGTCTTCAGGTGTTGTCCTAGATCCAGGCACATTTGAGCCAACAGTTTCGTTCATGACACGTTATGGATATGTTGAGCTATCAAATACAGCTTCGTCTCTAGGTAACGCAGCTGACTACCTAGAAAAGGTAGAAGTTAACACAAGTAACCTAAGCTTCAGCTAAGTTATTGTATAACTAAAACGAAAAAAGGCCCTACGGGGCCTTTTTTTATGACTAAATATTTGTACGTTCATCCTACGGGACGGAAGTAGCATAAGGCGAAGGAACGCACTTTAACCTTTAACGAGGAGAAGTGTTATGAATAGATTCACTTTTTGGTGCTTTCAAAAACTCATCAAACAGCATCATCAAAAAAAAGTTAATTTTTTCTTAGAAAAAATGCAAAAAAGTGGTTGACTTTTGTTGCAGTGATGTTATTATTAATACTGTAGCAAGACGTTGTTACAAGGGT